GCAATCTAAAGGACTAGGAGACACTATTGCAAAGATAACCAAAGCAACTGGTATAGATAAAGTTGTTAAGTTTATAGCAGGAGAAGATTGTGGATGTGATGAGAGAAAGGAAAGGTTTAATAAAGAATTTAAGTACAGAAATGTTAGATGTCTTAAAGAAGATGATTACAAATACCTATCTAACTTTCTAGCTAATAAAGGTTCTACAATTAGTTATGATGATAGAGTTCGAGTCATAGGAATATACAATTATGTATTTAGTACTAACGAGAAAAGAACTACAAGTTGCTCATCTTGCATAGCTAAAATAGTTAAAAACCTAGAAAGGTATATGAAGAATTACCAGTAAAATCAAGCCTAGCAGTAAAATGTTAGGCTTTTTATTTAAATAAAGTTGTGTATGTCAAATATATTTCGTATGTTTGCTACTCAATATAAAACTATATAATTATGAAAAGTAAAAAAGTAATACAAGAAAGAATAGACGGATACTTTAAGTCTATAGAGAAATTCAAGAACGACAATACTTTAGATGTTGTTAAGAAAAATAGTGCGATATTTAAATTGCAAACATTAATCAGAGAACTTAAATGGATTTTAAACTAAATAATAAAACTATATAATTATGAAAATAGATTACAGATTTTGGGAACAAAACTTAAACCCTATTACAATGCAACCAGACGATAAGAAAAACTATAGCTCATCTTGGGATTTAGACGAGATGGATAAGTCTCAGAAGAAAAGAGAGGCCATACAAGAAAGACAAGCTATTAGAGAAGAAACTGAAAGAATTAATGCTAAAATTAAAAAAGTAGGTAAGTTTTGGTAGTATTATTTGACGCAGACAGTCTTATCTACGCATCTTGCTTTGATTCTAAATCAGATGAAAGATGGTTAACTGTAGATAAAGCTTACGAGAAGTTTCAAGAAGGACTTGATAAGATATTTGCTGAATTAGAAGAGCAGGTAGAAGTAGATAAGTTTATAGTATGTAACGGTTCTAAAGGTAATTTTAGACACGATATATCTAAGGAGTATAAAGCTAATAGAACAGGAGAGAAACCTCCGATACTAGGTAAATTACATAGCTTAGTTAAGAGAAAGTATAAGTCTCATTATGGTTTAGGAGTAGAAACAGATGATGTTGTAGCTACATTATGGAAAAGAGTATCTGATAAGAGTGGTGTAGATTCTGTTATAATAGTATCTATAGATAAAGACTATAAGCAATTTCCTTGCTGGTTTTATGATTATCATTGGAAAAAGAAAACATTATCTAAGATATCAGAAGAAGAAGCTACTATTAACTTTTATACACAAATGATTGTAGGCGATTCAGCAGACAATATTAAGTACTGTAAAGGATATGGAAAGGTTTATGCTAGAAAGCTCTTAGAAGACGTTAAAACACCATTCTCAGCTACTAGAAGAGTCTATACATTGTTTAAAGAAGTGTATGGAGATGAATCTAAAGAGAAATACAACGAATGTAAAGCATTATTAACATTAAAAACAGACTGCAATGATAACATCAGAATACAAGGGAGAAAGTGATAAAGAAGTTATAGATGCTTTCTACGATATATACAAATATAACTTACAACAAGAGCTTTTAACATTAGAAGAATGTCAATGGGATTTAGAAATAGCTGAAGAAGAAGAACAGTATCTAGCCTGCGCAGGTATATTTAAAGCTATGAATAACTACCAAGCTATTAAAGATGAGAAGTTTAATGAGTTACTAATGGAGATTATCACTAACACAGAATAAATAAAAATAGTTATCTTATTATGAATAGTAAAGAAATAAATAATTCTACTAGATGCACAGATATTTGCAACTACAATAATGAATGTATTATGGTTAAGGATAATTACTCTATGTGCCATTATTGTGGTGCAAGAGGAAACTTAAAATCAAAAGTTCAATTTGCAGATTATAGTATTGGAGAAAAACTATATTTGATAGACAATGGTGGTGGTGGACACAGACATTCCTCATTTGAGTTGATTGGTGTTTTTAGTGAGAAAACTGAAGCTCTTGAGATGTTGTGTGAAGAAAATTTGTGGGGAATTAAAGAGATTGAGTTAAATAAAATAAAAAAAAGTTATTTATATCCAAATGAGTAATTCAAAAGAAATAAAGCCTACTGATGGCAGAAAGGGCAACTCTAGGAAGAAATCTATACCTAAGTTACCTATACCTGAAAGAGAAAGGTCTAATAAACCAGCAATTAACCAAGCAAAGAAAAGTCGTAAGAAACAATATGCAAAGAAAGCTATCAAGAATGTATTTGGTAGTGAAGTTGCTATGTTTGAATCTATGGCTAAGAAAGCTAAAGAAGGTAGCTACAATCATATGAAACTACTTACTGATATGATGTATTCAGAAGATAAAGATAATGTAGGAACAACTGTTAAAGCTCCTATTATAAACTTCTTTGGAGATAGTGATGTAAGTAAGAAAGTTAAAGATAAGATTATAGACGTAACACCTAAAGATGAGTAAATTAAGCATACACAATAAATACATACCACTATTTAAAGAACCTTCAAGATACTTCGTTGTAACTGGAGGTCGTGGTTCTGGTAAATCATTTAGTATTAACGTATTTCTACTTAACTTAACCTATGAGAAAGGTCATAAGGTTTTGTTCTCACGTTATACAATGATTTCTGCACATACATCTATTATACCTGAATTTATAGAGAAGATTAACCTAATGGGAGTTCACGAAGACTTTAGGATAACTAAAGATGAGATAATGAACTTAAAGACAGGTAGCTCTATAATATTTAAAGGTATTAGAACCTCATCAGGTAACCAAACAGCAGCACTTAAATCATTAAACGGTATTACAACATTTGTAGTAGATGAAGCAGAAGAATTAGTTGACGAGGAAACATTTGATAAGATAGACTTCTCTATACGTTCACAACTCAAACAGAACAGAGTTATTTTAGTAATGAATCCGACAACTAAAGAGCATTGGATATATAAACGTTGGTTTCAATCAGAAAATGTCTTAGGAGGCTCTAATATGAGCTTAAATGATGTAACTTATATACATACAGACTACAGAGACAATAAAGATAACCTATCAGAGTCATTCTTACAACAAATTATGACAATGAAAAAGAAAAGACCAGATAAGTATGAGCATCAAATACTTGGAGGTTGGTTAAATAAAGCTGAAGGTACTATAATAAGAAAATGGAGAGTAGGAGATTACATCCCCACAGAACTAACTTGTTATGGACAGGATTTTGGTTTCTCTGAGGATTTAACGACCCTAATTAAGATATCTGTAGATAAAAATGCTAGAAAGGTATGGGTTAAAGAGATATTTGGGCAGAAAGGCTTAAATACATCACAAATATATATGAAGAATAAGTCAGAATGTGGTTTAGACTTAATTATATGTGATAACTCAGAACCCAGACTAATAAATGAATTAAAAGTATTGGGTCTTAACATAAAACCTACTATAAAGAAGAAAGGTAGTATATTGTCTGGTATAGCTTTAATGCAAGATTATGAGATAATAGTAGATAGAAACTCTCACGGTATTATAAGAGAGATTAACAACTACGTTTGGAAAGATAAAGGAGAAGTGCCTGTAGATAAGTTTAATCACTATATGGATGCAATGCGTTATGCAATGATGTACTTAATACAGGGCATAAACTCTGGCGTCTATACAATTAGATAAGACGTTTAATATAAAGGGGTATGTTTAATATGAAGGGGTAACTACTTCCAACCCTCTTCAATCCACCAATCACAATTCGGATATAAATCAAGTAAATCATTTACAACCTTGTCAATTAATTTTGGCGAGGTTTCTGCGTTTAATATGAAGGGTTTAAGTTCTGTATTGGTCTGAATGAATAAAGTTTGCATTTGTCTTATGTTTAATATGATGCCTTATGTTTAATATGAAGGGGTGCGTTTAATATGATGGGGTAATTTTGGTTTTTGTAACTATTCTAAATAACTTATATAGAATGATTATAAATTGTGTAAAAATAGTAATATTAAATATATTTTTTGTATACGTCATTTTCATAGCACAAACATAGTATTTTAATAGTGTTATTTTAAACAAAAAAAGTGCTTTAAATGTTTGGTAGATTAAAAAGATTTTTGTAGACGCGCGCGCGTTTCATTATATTAGATAAAATACCTGTGTTATTTAGAATCATTTTAAATATAAAAAAATAGTAAAAGTTTTTTTAATTTATAGTTGATTATTGAAAAATGTTTTGTAGATTTGTACCCGTAAGGCAACTAAGCCACATTAAAACCAAATAAAATGAATTTAGAGCAAAAAATAAATAAAATGAATTTAGAGCAAAAAATAAATAAAATGAATTTAGAGCAAAAAATAAATTATTTAGAAAATCAAATATATCAAACAACTTTAAACAATTTAAAACCAAACAAAATGACAAAAATTAAAAGAGTATTAAAAAAAGCAAATGAAGTATTAAAAGAATGTGCAAAGGGTGCATCTTATGCAATTAGAAACTAAAATTATAAACTATTAAATATTAAAATTATGAATACAGAAACAAAAGCAAGAAAGGAAATTAACGAGTTAAACGAACAATACAAGAAATTACACCGTGAATTGTTAGAAAATAAAATGTTTGATATTGCAAATAAATTAAGTTCTATATATTACAAGGTACAGGGTTTAAATTACAGCGACGGAATGGAATTTATAACAGAGTTAAATAAAAAATATTAATAACTAATAAAATATAAAAATTATGACTTACACAAAAGAATTAAACCTAGTAGACTTCAAATTTTGGTCTGGTGCAAAACAACACGAATTTACTTACAATGAGTTAAAACAATTAGAATATATTTTAGATGACTTGTATCACGAAAAACCACCAACAGAAACAGATATAAACGATTTGTTTTGGTTCGAAGAAGAAATACTTTGTGAATGGTTAGGAATAAATTATAAAGAATATTTAAATAGATAAGATATGACTACAAAAATAAGCATCACAACAGCCTTCAAGATATTAAACAGCAACAAAGACTTTATATTTTATAAGTTAGAGAATAATAGAATTGTGGACTTTACTCTAACAAATGATATAAGCAGGTTTAGAGCTCGCTACAACAATAAGTTTAAAATCTTAGACGATATTAAGAAACAAATAAAAACAAACCTTAAAATACAATTATAATGGAAAATAAAATAAATAAATATATATTAAAGTTAGATAAAAGCTTACACGCTCCAAAACTTAATAAAGTGCATTTAACCAACGGCAAAGTATTAAAAACTCCTTATATGACGTCAATATCTCACGCGATTAATTACTGTAAACACTATCATTTAAACTACTTTAAAAACCTATAAAACTATGAATAACATAAATAACACAATCGAAGCCTATTACAATGAAATAGAAATAAACGATTTCGATTTCTATAATGATTTTAACAACAACCAAATAAACCAATAAAGATATGATAAGAGAAAATATAATAAATAAAAAATACACTAATTACAATCATATTGTATATATGTGGGAACAAAAAATGATAAGTAAACAAGAGTATAAAATACTAAAAGATAATTTCAACAAACTAAATAAATAAAGATATGACTAAAAAAGAAATACTAGGAAGGTTAAAAACAAATTTAGCACCTAATAAGAGAAATGAATTATTGAGAATATATAACAAACTAAATAAATAAGATATGACGAGAGAGAGAAGATTTGAAATATTAGGGTACTGCAAAGATTGGCAAGATACAGTACCTACAATGAGTTTAAAAGAATGTTTTGACGCATTGTTACAAGATAGAATGATAGCTAAAAAAGAATTCAACTATCTTATTGATTGGATAACTATATAAATAACAAACCTTTTTTATATAACTAAATAGCCTCCTAACGGGGGTTTCTTTTATGCTTAAAAAAATAATTGAAAATAATTGCAAATATATTTGGTGGGTAACTAAAAAAGAATTATCTTTGAGTATGGAAAGATACGAAGTACACATCGACAATGACTTATTCAAGGTTTACGATACGGAAGCCGATAAGTATGTAAGCAAAGGTTACAAATATTCAAGATACGCTCACAATATACAATGGGAGCTGGAAATGAATTTAAACAACTAATCAAATAGCCTCTTAATTGAGGCTTTTTTTATACACAAAAGTTACTGCAAATATATAGGGAAATGTAGTGGGGATAATATGAGTATATATATGAGGGTTAAAACCAATAAACAAACTCATACAACCACTCAATCACACCAACCTATACTAACATACCAGATAAATAATTAAATAGCTTAGAGAGGCTTAGAATAGCTTATATAGTATATGACAAATAGGCAGTAGATATATTTGGTAGTGTCATATTGACGTAAAACAAAGGTTGGTAATGTGTAGTAAGTCGATTAGATGAATTTAACGTAAATCCAGATGTTGCTATGTGTAGTAATCGATGGTTGCAAATTCAACAAATATTCAATGAAATAATTTATATTAATAAAAATACGTAATATGTGAAATGTTCTATAGGGGTGTTTTTGTGTATATGTAACTTACTGGTTATCAGTCTTAGGCAAATAATTCTTGTCGCACAATTACAGATATATGCGACATTTTTAGGTTAATCTACTAAAACGTATCGCTTTTTCATATAACTTTTAGTAAACCCATTCATAAAATACCATACTGCATTTTGTTTCTTGTTTACTTTTTCTGCGAATGTAATGTAATTGTGCCTCTCTATTTTACCAGTATGTGTGTCTAAGACTTTTCTAAAAGATGATTCTTTTGGCTTGTTCTTAGATAGTACATATCTTCCATATAACTTAGTCCTGTTCTCGGTTAGAAGATTATTTAAAGAGCTTTTAGTTGCGTTGAGTATAGTCAATAAATTACTCTTAGTATCTCTTATAACCTCCTCTGTTTTTAAATCAAATATATCGTACTTGGCATCGTTGAATATAAACTCCTTATTAAGTTTAGGTCTGTACTTTGTTATAAGCCTCTTTTCTATTTTACCTAAAGATGATTCTCTTAGCACTGTTTTGTATAATACGGAGTCAAAGTTTTTACTTTTGATATGTGAATTTAACCTGCTCAATAAGTTGCCATTACTCATACCTATATACACCAGCTCATTATCTTTCATTAGGAAGTAAATAAACTTATCTATTCCAGAATTATTTAGGCTTATTATTTTAGGAAGATTAAATTCAGAGTACAAACTCTTATCAAAAGGGTATTTCTCTTCACTTATAGATATTCTGTTTACTACAGACATTCTCTTAGAACTCTTCTTTATATTACTAGCGTCTGTTCTTTTCTTTTGACAAGGTTTACAGTGACCACTCTTATACCTGTCAGTTTCTTTGTTGCAATTACTACAATACTTCATAAGTTATTTTTTACATTATTACGCAAACATACAAAATTAAAATGACATACGCAAGTTTTAAGCCTTATATCTTTCTACTGTTCTTATTGCTATCTCTAATATTTCAGCTATATCTTTATTACTTATGCTTGGTTTTAGATTTAATATCTCTCTAACCTTCTCTTTAGTCTTTACTTTAGCTTCTCTACTTATCTCTCTTATCTTAACATCTATATCTAAGCTTCTTCTCATATCAGCTAAATACTTTTCTTGTCTTTGCTTATATTCCTTATTCCAATTATATGTATGATGATGTATCCAACTCATAGGTTTATTATAATCTTCAAAGTTACTTATGTAATGCCTAGACCAAATATCATCTGGTTTAGACATCCACACAAACTCATAACCATCATATATTACTTTATGGTTAGTTACTTCTTTAAGGTTCTTTAATTGTTCTGTAGTCCAGTTAGTCATATTAATAATATATATAGTTAAACAACTCTCTACCTAAGAACTCTATTATTTTAAATCCTGTGTATACTATAGATACTGCTGTATATAGTAATACGAATAATGCTTTATATCTCATATCTTATAATTTATTAGTTAAATGTCTTTCTAAACCTGCTAATGCTCTCCAAGCTACTTTGGCTAGGTGTAATGTACCGTCATCATCTATAGGGTTTATAGTGTGGTCTATTAAGTGTCTAGTTAAAGCATCATACTCATCTTTAGACTTATCCATATCCCAATGCAGAGGTTTATCTGGATGGTGCTGGTCATTACCTGCTTGAGAACACTTAGCAACCTCTTTTAAAGCATTAGGAAAGTATTTTAATACACCACTAAACACAGGTGTAGCTTTTCTCTCTTCTGCCTTTAGAATAGCATCTGCTACTATCCTTGAGTCTGTGCAGGAATAAGAAGGGTCTAGTTCTTCTGTAGGTTTATTAAAACCATTAAGCATATCTTGCTCGTAGTGTTCTCCAGTATTACCATTTTGCTCTATAGTTCTTATTCTTCTTTCGTGTTCTGCTGATTCTAGCATCTCTATTTGTTTTTCTCTTGTATTCATTATCTTATTATTTTTAGTATTTTATTTAAATGGTTTAAGTCTTTCTGCATTAGAGCATTAAAAACTTCTCTTCTTACATCACTTATAACACTTTTTTTAGCTAACCTACTATTTTGGTATGTATCTGTAGCTTCTATTATAGCTCTTAGTTCTGTATAGTAAGATTTATACTTAGGCATTACTTCTAAATCATTATCTACTACTTTTATAGAATGTATAACGTTATCGTGTTTCTGACCAAATAAGTCAGCTATATCCTGCAAAGTCATACCAGTAAGCTCTCTTATTATCTTACAAGCATACATTCTAGGTCTAACTATATTAGTCTTTCTGCTCTTTACTCTACAATCAGTCTCGAAGTATTTGTTTACTTGAGTTATTGTTTCTTTCGCTATCTCGTACTGTTCCTTTGTCATATTCTTCTAGTTTACAATAGCAACCGCCAATCCTAAGATGGCAGTCGCATATTCTTTGTTGCATATTATATTTCATCTATTTGAGCTTGAGCATTCTTTAAGTACTCTTCTTTATTAGTCTCGTAATCACTTAAAAGACCTTCTACAATAACTAATTCATCTAAATCTAGCTTAGATATAGTACTTATTACAGAATCTATCTTATTTAGTATATTAGTAGTCATTTCTGGGTCTGCTTGATATACTGAGTCAAACTCCTCTCGAACGATAGGCTCTAACATACCGTTAACCCTATTTATCTGCTGTTTTAAAGCACCTTTATATCTATTTGTTAGTACTAGCTCTTCGTTGGCTTCTAAAAGCAACTGAGACATTAATACTGATTTTAAATAACTAATTGTTTCTTTACTTACTACCATTATATACCTGTGTTTATACCGTTATCAATTACTTGTATTATATGTCTAAATGTAGACCTTTCTTGTTCGCCAGTTACATCTGTTCCATTGAGGAATAGTTTATAATGGTCTTTCTTGGTTTCTCTTAATTCAATATTATTCATCTTTATTTGTTTTAGTATCTTAAACTTACTTTAACCCTGCTTCTGTAGTTGTATATTTCCTCTATTAGCATCTTGTATTGAGATATTGAAGCACAATCTTCCATTTTACTAACTTGTAGCTTCAATTTATTCAAGAACACGAAAAAATCAAAGTTTTCGTTTTTTAGTAAAGTTAGCATTGTACTAACAAAACAGCTTCTATTATACCCTTTATAGTAAGGTTTAATCATTAGCAATTTATCAGCATTCTCTACTGCTAATTTAAAGTCTCCACCTTCCCAAGTACCTTCCTCAAATACTTCTGACGTCTTTGAAGCTTTGTTATATCTGTATTTCTGATTTATACCATACATACTAGTACTTGCTTTATTTGAGCATAAGGCTAAGCAATTACTAAACTTAAAGTCTTTGTATTCTGCCATAAAATCCCTTAACTTAATATAGGACTCGATTCCCATATCAGAATAACCATTCATAAAATCTAACATAGTCCAGTTTTTTTGGTTTAGATTTAGTACTTGAACCTCATTAAGACCATAGCCTTCCACAATTATATAATATATGCTTGATATAGATTTTTTAGCAGCTAAAAGCCTGTGCTGACCGTCTATGACATCCATATTCTCGTTAACAATAATTGGGTTCTGAAGAACTCCATTCTGCTCTATACTATGGCATAATCTTGCTATGTGTTTAGGGTTAGGGGGTCTATTCCCTTTTAGTTGATTAAAAACACTTAAATCACTTGTTTTGTAGACTTTGTTGGTTTCTTTTTTTAAATTTCTCATTGTTTTTGTTTTTAATTATTATTATTTACTTTTAATTGTATTACTTGTTTAAAAAAATCTCTATCTTTAGCTAGGTTACTTTTTATAAATTCTAGCGTCTTATAATGTTCTGCCATAAACATCTCTAAGGAATATCTTATAAGCTGTTCATTATCTGTACCCTTTTCTTGTATATGTTTAAGAAAGTGAATACTCTTATCTTTTAAGTCTTTTTCCATAAAAATAGTAATCTTACTTTTACTATTCTCATAACTTGTTACGTCTTCTATTTGCATTACTCTTCTGTGTTAAATTCTGCCCATTCTAGGCAATCTCCACATAATT